ACTAGTTTAATTAATTCTATATCATCGCCTTTTTGTAGCTCGTCCATGTCGAATAATTCTATTACATCTTCAACCACTCCGAATTTTATATCATAATTTTCTGCCTCATATGTTTTAATAATTGTATTTTTGTTATATATATTCAATATCATTTTGTTATATCCTCTCTTTTTTATTTTCTAATTAATTAAAAATAAAGCGACTAGTAATATCTCTAGTCGCTTTTTTTTTAATGTTGAAATGTAAAATTGTTATATTGCGTTAATAGTTTAATATTTTAATAGTTTAATTTTGTTTTTATAAATAAAATAAATATAAAATATGTGCGTTTGTATTATTTTATTTTTATAATAGTTTTTTTAAAAAAATCATAGATAATTATAATATGTTAGATTTAACATTTAAAATTTAAAATTTAAGTTGGTAGTACAACTTCTGCACTTCCTACTTTCTTTGCTTTGTCGTCTGTGCTGGATACTTCGGCAACTGTTATTATTTGCCCTGCTGTTGCACTAATATTAGTATCTAGCGTCAAGGCTGTCCAACTTGTCAAAACATCATCGTACGCTACTGTTTCGGCTGTGCTTCCTAGCTTGTACATGTATTTATTGCCTACTCCTCCTGCTGGATAAATTGTATCTACTTGCGTTGTACCTGCTGTGCTTCCTGCTGTCATAGATATGTTTAATGTGCCTATTGTTGGGCTTGTAGTAATTGTGTCTGGTGTTTGTATCGCTGTAAAAAAGTTGCTTACATCTGCAAGAGCATAACGGCTATCTACAACTATTCCTTTAGCTCCAGACTTGCTCCACGCTCCGTTCTCGTATTTACCCTTTGTGAATTCATATTCTGTGTAAATTCCTGTAAATTCGATTTCGGTGTTTGAAGTGTCTGTTCCGTCGTTATCTGTGGTAACAGTTTCTTCTGGGATATTAAATTGACCTTTTAATCTACTTACATACCTATATTGACCATCTGTGCCTTTAGTTCTGTACATAATCGCAAAGTATTTATTTTGTCGTGGGCTATCTACCATCATTCCTGTTGTACTGTCAAACGACTTTCCGATAATTGTTGCTAGTTCTTCCAAAGTTGGTGGAGCTAATGTCAATGTAATTGTGTCGGCACTCTCTGAATTAACTACAATCATAGCTTTGTTGTCGTAGTAGTGTGCCTCTGATGAGCTATCGGTTGATTTTGCTATCTCTTGCACTGGTATATGTATCGGTGCTGTACATTCGTATCCGCTTTCGTCGTCCCTGATGACTTCGGCAAAATAGAAATTGTCAACACCTCTAAATTCAAATACTTGTTGTTCTGCCACAACTATTCCTCCTTTCAAGTTTTCAAAAAAAGTTCTGTATAAAAAGATTTTTGTATTAAAAAAAGCACACAAAAATATAATTGCATGCTTTTTATAACTGTTGTAAATACGTAACGTTTAAGCCTCGCCCTACGTGCGTTATTTCATCGCTTGGTAAGTCGTAGCCTATTTCCGTTATTATCCACCTATTAGATTTTAATAATGTTTTAGCCTCTCTTATCAGCCTGTAGGCTGTGTCTGGCTCATTAGAATAAACATTCACGTCAAAATTATATTCGATTATACTTGTACTATCATCATAACTTGAATGCTCTACTTCTCTATTATTCCAAAAGGTAAAAAATGTAGGTGGATATGTTTCATCTTTTGCTAGGCTTCCTTGCCTAAATACTGGATAATCAAAACTTTCCAAAAGTTCAATTAAATTATCTTCCATAGTTTTTTACCTCTGCAAAATTTTAAGAATTGTTTCTTCTTGTATTTCTAAACATTTTTTTTGATGTCTTTTGCCGTAAATATCGTCATTTATTTTTTTTACCGCTGGTATGCTTGGCTCTCTATTTGGTGCACCTCTCAAAATGATAATACTTTCCATTCCGCTTTTGCTAAAGTCGTAACCTATTCGGATTCCTGCTTTCATTCCCTCCCACTCAACACTAAAATTATTATCAATAGAATTTTTTAATGTTCCGTCGCTGTATAATCCTTGATGTGGATAGTTGGGCTTAACGCTGTCTTTGGCTAATTGGCTGTTAACATATTCTTTGCAAGATTTCAAGGCTTTTTCTGTCACTTCTCTTATGTCTTTTCCTGCTTGCTCTATTGCTTGCATTAAAACGTCGTCTTTAGCTATTACAAAATCAACTTTATTTCTTGGCACACCTATGCACCTCCTTGTACGGCTCTAACTTTAAACTTTGCAAATTGATTTCGCATGTTTATGTTCTCGACATCTCCAAAAATTTCATATATTTTATTTGTCTGCAAGACTTTTATACGGCAATCACTTTTTAAGTCTGTTCTGTACCATGTCTCAACTACTGCGGTATCAACGATTGTATATACATCATTGTTTAATGTTTCAGTACCGCCAAAAGTACGAAATGAACATTTAACCTTATCACCTGTGTCGCTGTATGTCTTAACAGTAACCCCTTTTTTATTTGTATATGTTGGCTTTAATAGTTCGATAGTCACATTAAAAGGAAAAGCTGGTTTATAAGCTCTCATGTATTATTTTAGTGCAAGTTGTGACGCACGTTGGATAAAATAACTTGATAACTTGCCGTCATTTGCTCCATAGCTCCACAAATCCGCTACGCCTCGTGTTATAACTCCGATTGTAATATTTTGCTCTTTGACTCCTGCTTCTTTCAAAAAGTCTATAACTTCATTTACATATTCTGTCAGTGTGTCGTCTTGGTAATCGTCTGTTATACCTAAGGCGTTTTTAACTCTGTCTAAAATACTATCATTCGCCATTTTTTGAACTTTTCCTTTCCGTTATCTTTTCAACTAACTTTTGACTATTTTCTATTAATTCTTCTGCCCTATCTTTTTTAACTGTTATAATATCCCCTCTGTTATATAGCTTATTTGTGTTTTTATCTCTGAATTGCTTTATAACTTTTAATTTAATAAAATCACCTCATTTTTATTATATAGCCCTATCATTTACATAATAGGGCTATTGAATATAACATTAAGAGGAATAAAAATGAAAACATATATATCTGTATTAAAAACCAGCTTTAGTAATTGTAATACTTCCGCTGTCTAATACCGCTTTAAATAATGTTGAACTGTCTTTTTCTACGGATACGCCATTGTTTACGATTGTTGCTTCTGCTCCGTTTACTGTAAAGCCTTTATAATTATAGTCTGCGACAAAATACAATGTTGCACTTGTTACACTAGCTCCAAAATTAAAAGTTTTCACTGGCTCGCTTGCAATATAGTTACCGCTTCCGCTTGCAAGTTCAAATTCTCCAATCCCATTTGCTAAAATTGAATTTATTGTTAATCCACTTATTTTTAAAATTGTGCCATAAAGTGTTAATAAATCAGTTTGTTTAATAGATACAATTCTATTTGTATTAATCATTTTACTAGCTCCTTTCTACATTCTCATAACATTTAATGCGTATTTTGTTGTTTTTGTTATGCCATTTTTTGTGACTTTAACAACTATTTTTTGTGTTTCAAAATTTGAAATTTTAAATACTGCGTTCATATCTTCGTCAAGCTCAACTAATCCCATATTTGTTTCGCTTGGTTCAACTCCTACTTCGATTTTATCAGCATTACAAGTATTTACAAATTTTAAGGCTACAAAATACCCTGTCCCGCTTAGCGTTCCCGTTGGAGTTAATCCGCCTTCAACCTCTATCCAATATCCTAATATATTTTCTTTTAGAGGTATGCACGCCGCTTGATATGTCTTTACTTTTGCTCCGAATATTTCTGCCTCGCCGTCCTCTGCTAAAACTTGCACATTAAGGATGTCGCTTTCTGCTAATGCTTCAATCATATCTGGTATAGTATTTACTGTGATTACATCAGATAAGCTTCCGCCGTTTGCTAGATATAAATCTTTTAGGGCGTTTACTGTCTTTGTTTTCATGTTTCAACCCCCTTTTTTATGCTGTTGCTATTGCTTTTTTTATTAAGTAAATGCCCTTAGGGTTTAATACTTTGCCGTCTAACACTACTAACATTTTATTAATCCATTCGTTTGTGTCCTCGTCAAAGTAGCGACGCATTCCAAAATTCATATTTGTATTAATTGCATATTCTTCTGGTTGCCAAAAAATGCCTATTACGTCGCCCTCGTTAGCTGTGTCAAAATCTGGTAATATATCTGGCTCAACTAAGGAAATGGCACGCCCGAAAAATACGCCGTTAGGGTTGGTTGCGTCTCCGTCGTTAACCTCTAATCCTGTTGCTTGTCGAAATACTGGGTTGTTGTTAGCGTCTGCCATTGTTTCTAAATAACTTTCTACTGTACTTAATGGGAAAATAAATTCGCCATTTCTATATCCTAAAGGCAATTTACTAAAGAATTTTTTACGCCATGCCGTCCAATCATTAATATCATTTTCTGTCATTTCTATAACATTTCCTGTTGCCTGCACTCTAGGATCGTTCAAAATACCTAACATTTGTCCGTTGCCTGTTCCGTTAACAATGCCGTCGTCCATTGCTTGCAAAAAGGCAATTAACATAACGTTTACTATTTCGCGTTCAAAAAGGTCTAATGTTACAATACTTGATAATAATGTTTGTGATACTCTCAATTCGGCTGTATTTGCACTAAATTCTACAAAATCGCTATAATCTCCGCCGTTTTGTTTTGGTGATACTGTCGCCTCTGATACCCATTTAAAAGTTGCTTGTAGTTTTGCAATGGGTACACGTAAATTACCCATTATATTTAATTTTCTAACTTTGTTGTAAAGATTTCCGTATTTTAATTTTATTTCATTGATAAATTCGTTTAATACTGTTGTTGGTATTGTAGCTCCTAAAGTGTTTGTATTAGCCGAATTGTCTCTTAACTCATAAGGGATTTTTGTTCCTTTTTGTGCGTATTCCTTAAAAGCCATTCTATACTCGTAACTTGAGTATATATCCTTGTTATCTCTTTTTTCTGCTGATGTGGTAAAGCTTGCAACATTTCTGCCGTTTACTAATACTGCATTATCTGGAATTGCTCTTTTATTTAAAGCTATGCTTCTTGTGTTTTCTTCTTCTTCTTCTGCTGTATCGTCTGTTTCTGCTGGCTTCTCGCCGTCCTCTAAATTTCTTAATTGTTCCTTGATGTCGTTTAACTCGTCTATCACTTCTTCTAAGTCACTTGTTAAACTTCTTAACTCGTCTGCGTCGTCTGTTTTGCATGCTCTCGCTTTTAAATCTGCTTTTCTCTTTTCTAATTTACTTTTTTGGCTCTGTAAATACTCTTTAAAATTCATCACTTAACCTCCATTTTCTCAAAAAATAAGAACCTAAGCTTTTCTAGCTCAAGTTCCTTGCTTCTTTCTTCTTTTTTAAATTGTTCTTTGGCTTTCTCCAAAACCTCTTTAGAGCTGTCCAGCTCTGCTCTTGTATTTATTAATGTATCTTTATAGGCAGGAAATGTCACTGCCGATACTTCTACAACTGTTCCTATTTTTTTCACACGTCTTAAAGGATGTTCACTTTCCTTGTTCTCCCACTCGTCGTCCTCAACCGTAAACATGAACGACATTCCCGTTATATCGCCTCTTTCTACTGCACTATACAATGCTCTAGCCTCTGTGTTATTTTCTGTATCTAAATCAACGATAACTTTTAAACCATCATCAATTATTTCTAATTTCATTGTACTGTTTCCGTTATTTCTCCTGCTTCTTGCTAGCGGTATTCTCTTTTCGTCGTGGTTTACTAAAAATCTAACGTCTGTTAAATCTGCATTTTTTAATGCTCCCTTTTCTATAACTTCATCAAAATATCCAATATCTGTGACTTTATCGTATATAATCGGTATGCCCTCGATTATTTTCCCTTTTTCGTTTGCGTCGGCTCTCACTTCAAATTCGTAGCTTCTGTGCTCTAATTTTTTTCTCATACTTTTATACCTCGCTTTCCTGCTTTTCTTCATCAACTACATTTATATTAACTTTTCCTAGTTGGTATTCATTGGCTTTTTCTGCGTCTACCCAATTTAGAGACATAAGCCTTTTATTTTCAAGCTCCGGCAAAGGTGTTAAGCCAAAAATACGGCGTTTTTCATTCTCAAATAATGCACCTGTCGGACTCAACAAATTTACAAGCTCTATTTTTTGCGATATTGACATAAATATTAAATCTTCTGTATAAAATTCTACGCAATTACCGAATGACCGTTCTCGGTCTGTAAATAATTTTTTTGTAAATGCCTGTGTAAAAGATTTTATTAAAGGCTCAATGGCTTTTTGATAAAACGCCTCGTACTGTTCCTTTGTGTAGTCTCCTGTTAATATGCTTATTGGTATGCCCCATGCTCTTAATATTTTTTCATCAATAAATCTTAATGTTTTATCGTCAACTATGCTTGCTGTTCTTTGTAGCGGTGTAAACTCTGCTTTTAAATCCAAAGGCAAAAAACCACTTTCACTATTATTTAATTTCTGTTCAAGTCTCTGAAGGTCTTGTTCTGTTTTTCCGTCGTCAAGTAAAGTGTTATATTTAACTATGCCGTTTATTGCGTAGCTTGACTTCATGGCTTTTGCTACACCTTTTAACATGTCGTTATTTAAATTTAATGTTTCTAGTAGTGCCCTATTGTCTGGTTGTCCTAGTTCATTACCGCCCATATACTCATTAACTGAATAATTATATCTTATATGTATTATATTATCGTATAAAATTGTTGTTGTTTCGCCATTTATAAACCAAAACTTTACAAACAACCTGTTGCTTGCGTCCTCTATAAAATCCACCCGTATTGGGTTTATAGGATATAAACTTTTATATTCTCTATGCTCTGCACCTGTTTTACCATCAACCCATGTAAGGTACGTTGGTATAATAAAGACGTTGTAATTCATTAATAACAAATATGTTATCTTTTCTAAAAATTCACTTGTAGTCATTAGCTCATTAGGATTTTCTAAAACATCTTGAACGCTTGATTTTATAGGGTTAGGGTTATTATTTTTGTATCTTACATGCATAGGTATAGACTTTTTAACCTCGTCTGCTATGCATTTAAGTGCCTGCTGTACTACATCACTTAAATATATATTTGTGCCGTATTGTGTAAAAATTGGCTCATATCCTGTAAAAGTAGGCGCAAATTTCGTCTTTTTTGGCTCTCTTTTAAATAATTTATTAAACCACTCTATTTTTATCAGCTCCTTTCCGATATTGTTTTCAATTCATTCCTATATCTTCTAAACATTTCGTACAAACTTACTAGGGTTACTGTTCCATCTATTTTTTCAGTATTTCTATTTTTTACAATTAAACCTTGTCTTAAATTATTTAATTTTATGCAACTATTACCAAAACACCAAACGTCAATAGGGTTATTATTAAAATTTATTAGCCTGCTTTTTAAATCTCTTTCGACTAATAAAATAGCGTTGTTTAGTGTATTTGCATTTTGTAAAACAATTTCCACGTCTCCATATTTTTTTGACCACCCATAGTTTTCCATAGCGTTTAAAAAATCTTTGCTGAATTTTTGGTCGTAGCCACATTTATATAAATTTATATTGTATTGTTTTTTTAATTTATAAAACCATTCAGCAACCTTAGATAGGTCTATGTCGTTACCCTCACAAATTGTTATATATCCTTTTTGTGCCCACTCTTTGTAGTGTGCCCCTGCTGTGTGGTCGTCGTTCTCTGGCTCTAGCTTGCTTTCTGGTATAAAATACATTGTTAGTATATATTTAATATTGTCTTTTAATACTAAAGCTTTGGCGCAACAAAGGTCGGTTGTTTCTGCTAGGTCAACATGCCCCAAACAATAACAGCCGTTTAAATCATCAATATTATATTTATTTTCGTATGTATAGTCTTCTAAATTTAACCAACTTTCGCTACTGCTTTGCTTAATATTAAAGTCTTTGCAAAGCACAAAAATCCTATCAGCTTTGCTTGTTTTAGCTAGGTCTATTTGTTCTTCTAAATAATCAAATCTTTTAACCATTCCTAAAGATGGGTTGGACTTGTACCATGATTTTTTATTTGTAAAAATTTCCTGTTCGCTGTCTTGCGTAAACAAAAAAGGCAAAAACCTTTTACTTGATATGCTTGTATCTTCTCCGCTGATGATCGCTCTTGCTTTTTTAACTTCTCCGTCTAGATATCCGTCGTTAACAAAACCTTGACTTGTAATAATAATCATTTTAGGGTTGTCTTTTAAGCTCTGCGACTGTTCTATGCTCTTTGCTATTTCGTTATCTTTCATCATGTTGGCTTCATCTATAATTGCCCATGATATATTAAAGCCCTCTTTATGCTTTGTTCTATCTGATAACTTAAATATTTTACTATTATTATCTTTCCTTAAAATAAATCTTTGATTTTTTCTAGTATATTTATCATTAATATCATATAGATTACGCATTGTGTTTATCGTGTCATAGATAATAGAGGCTTGATTATCGTTATTTGATGAGCAAACAAGGTCAGCTCCGTCCTCTCCAATCATCAATTCGGCATTTCCTAGCCCTGCGCATGTTTCAGATTTACAATTTTTTCTTGCAATTAATAAAAGTGCTTTTTTAAATCTATCTATATATTTACCATTATCAATAAATTCCTTTGTCATTTTAAAACTGTATAATATTTCAATAAAAGCCTTTTGCCACAACATCAACTTCATAGGCTTGTTATAAAATGGGCTTTTTGTTAATCGTATACAATTCTCCATAAAATCCATTCTTTCAAGAGCGTTTCTTCTATCATAAAAAAATTCATCACTATACTTTAAATCATTTACTAAATTTTCTAGTTCTTGCTTTAGCTCATGCCCTGCAATGATATTCCCCTTTTTTATTTCTGCGTAGTACTCCAACAAATAGCAATTACTTTCGTTTAGCTCTGTTTTATCTGGTTTCAAAATTTCCCCTTGCCTTTAACCATTTATCAAGCGGACTATCTGCTTCTGCTCCCTCGTCTGCTCCACTCTTTGCAAGTGCCTTAACAATATTAATGTATTGTTGTAGATATTCTTTATACATCTTTCCTGCTGGTGTTGGTTTCTGTTTCGCCTCGTCCTTGCTATTTACTAAAATCTTAGGTAATCGCCTTAATTTTTCTAGTTCTTTTTCTAGATAAATCATTTCTTCTACCAAAGGCACATATC